AATTGATTTAAGATTGTATTACTTAACGTTGATTGTAATATCACCAACAAAGTTCAATGGGATATTAACAACAACTGACTTCTTCTTAGCGGCTGATTTCTTAACAGTAGTAGACTCTCCTAATACCGATTTACCATGCATTTTAACTTCTTTGATATCTAAAATAGATGGACGAACTTCACTTTTAACTAACCGACTCATTGATTGCAAAATATCAGCATCAGCATAGAAGTATCCCAACTTGATTTTTGAAAATGATGAAGTTGGGATACTAAGTTTATTTGCAATAACACCATCACGATATTTCGATGATAATGTTTCGTGTAGTTTAACGAATTTTTTGTTACATCTGGTGTGGTTGTACTGACCGCGAAATGCCATAAAATATCCTGTTTGATATAAATTGTTACTTGATTGTGTTGTTAAGTATAAACACTTTTAATATTAATGCAAGCTATTTTTTAACATTACGTTTATTACGCTTTCTGATAAGCGCCATTTGAATTTTATCAACAACCATCATAACAAGTTTAAAAACGAATACTAATAATACGCAGGCGATAAGAATTACAAACAATAATAAGAACGGTCCCCAAATTGGTGAAAGCACCATTAACCAACTCATGTCACTAAAATTAAAAACTTTGGCTGCTGCAAATATCGCTGTCAACATAACAAAGATACTCGTGCCACCAACATATACTGGTGATGTTGAACTTTCTTTACGCATGATACTCCTTAACTGATTAATTAATAATAACTAAATAACTATACACGTATAACTATGAGATGTCAATAACTATTATGGCTGGATATCCTAAACCAAAAAGGTTCAAACCCGAAAACCCGAAAAAATATGTTGGTAAAGTAAATGACATTATCAGTCGTAGCAGTTGGGAAACAAAAATGTTCCATTGGTGTGACAACAACCCTAGCGTGGTACGTTGGAACAGCGAGGATGTTATTATACCATACTTTAGCAATGCTGACGGTAAAATGCGCAAATACCATATTGATGTTTACGCTGCTATTAAAATGAAAGACGGCAGCGTAAAACAATACATTATAGAAATAAAACCTTACGAGCAAACGATTAAACCAAAAATGCGCGGACGTAAGAAAAAAGAAACATATCTAAAAGAATGCTATACATTCCAAGTTAATACTGACAAGTGGCAACATGCAACGGCATGGGCTAAGCAAAACGATATGGAATTTATCATAATGGATGAATATTCACTTGGTCTAAAAAAGAGAAAACCATAATGCTAAGTGACAAATTAAAAATACATAACCTTTGCTAATGCATCCATCGAATATCTGTCTAATCTCATAGTGTTTTTCTCGGTTGAGTAAACCGTTTCTTTAACAATAATTTTTTGGTGTATATTTCTCTGTATATATGTAAACACTTTATCGTTAGATTCTAGTATAAATACGTCCTTAATTGGCTTGCCATGTTTATCTAAGCAAATCATGCCAATACGGTCCGCATTCATATTAGAACGCTCAAAATCAAAATTCTCATTAACGTGTGACATAGTTAACTCCAGTCATCATAACAATACTTGCATAGGTTGTCAAGTAACTATCTTCTTTTATTCCATTGTAGTTCACTCCATTCAGTAGTGCTATCATGATGACCTAGTTTATCTGTCGATACCAACCCATTTTTGATAGTAATGCGAATATGTCGACCATCATCAGCAAATAGTAAATCACTTTCATCAACTTGTATAAGGTCAGTAATATATCCCACTGCTATACTTTTATTAACACCACCGTTTCCGTAGTGCTTACTATAAGGGGCGTATATGCCGTCATCAAAATAAAATACTGGATACAGTGAATGTGTTACATTAGGTCCAAGATGAACACGCTCTAGCTTGATATATTTTAGCATGTTGTTGGTACTATGTACATTAATAAAAAAATCATCTACTATTCTACGCCTACGAAAAATAGTATTAAAATAAAAACGTGCAATGTTCATTGCTGCAATGAAATTCAGTGCAGCAAATACAGCACCAACAACGCAAGCAAAAAGAAATCCTACAGATAAACAAAATATTATAAAATCCATGACCATAATTCTTAACCCTCATAATCTATTTGGTTGTTTTAAGTGTAAACGTAACAGTATCTTCTTGTTGATTGCACGCGCTAATTCACAGCGTTTAATTATACCATAATATAATAGTCAATTAATATTGTTTATATTAACACTCTTCTCACATATTGTACATATAAAAAAAGCCTAACACATTACGCATCAGGCTTTTTTGTTACGATAGTATTTATTTCTGACTTATTAGTTTAATCAGTTTACGCCACACGTACATAGTTGTGTTTGGCAAGTGTAGTATTACTAAAATAATAACAATTGTTGCTATAATTATATAAGTATTCACTCGTCATTACCTAAAAAATCATCGCCACCATCCCAATCATCGCCACCACCTAACATAGTTTCATTAGTATCAACTTCGTCGTGAATTAGTTTACCACTGCTAATTTGATACATAGTTTCCACGTCTGAATGGAATTTCTCTTCTGCAAACAAAGGACCCCAGAATTTAGAACTATTGGTATCTTTGGCGCGCCACTTCTGGTCTTCTTGTACACCTTCAATAACTCGACTATACCAACCATTTGATGGTTTTTTAATATAACCTACATTCATGCCCACTTCTAGCATACCAGTATACTTATTCATACCACCGTCAAAACGCATTTCGATTGGAAACTTAGATTTCTCTTTACAGTAACGACTTTTCTCAACGTTCATAATCAAGTTAAATCCAGTAATTTCTTTACCTTCTTTTTCTTGTTGTCGTCCCATAATGAACACTTGGTCACTTGAATACATGATACCTGAACCACCAGAAACAACAGCTTTTGAAAACAGTTCCATTGTTTGATATACATGCGCTACCCCAACCATAACAATTTTCATGATACGCAAGTAAGGTGTGACAATACGTGTTAATGATTTTAGTTCTTTAGCACGTGTCATATCAGCTTTGGCTTTACCTTCTAGTGCATCCTCTGCTTCTTTCTTACTTGCTAAGTTACCTAAGCTGTCAATATAGATAAACACTTTCGCACCTGGATATTCTTTCTTAATCATATCAAGTTGTTTAACAAGGTCAAACTTCAAGTTTTCAATGTTAAGAAGTGGCATATGCAAGATACGTGAAGTATCAATATCCAAACTGTCAAAATATGATTTAGGTGTACCGAACTCACTGTCATAAAATAACATGATAGCATCAGGATACTTGGTCATATACGCTTTCGCGCACACGTTAGACAGTACACTCTTACCATGTTTACTAGGACCCGCAAACAATGTCAAACCAGGTTTTAGTCCACGTCTTAAACTACCAGAGAACGCTAAATTCATTAGCGGAATATCAAGTAGAACATCCTCTTCGTCAAAAAATACACTGTTATCCAAACCATCAGTGCCTTCAATAATACTGTTTTTCTTTAACGCTTTTAGCATACTACTCATATAATTCCCTTAAAAGAATGTTTTTCTGTTATGTGATTTCTTCTTGCCTACGCTTGTATCCTCAGTGGTTACATTAGCGCTTGCAACTAGACCATTATCAATATTTTCTCCATCACCAAACTTAAATATTGAACCTGAATGACGAATGTTATAATTTAATAGTTTAGTAAATGATTCAAGCGGACGCATAAACGTCACTTCAAACATATTTTTTCTGTCTATGTAATTGTCAAGATTAAACTCCTTTGGTAATTCATCAGGATAACCAATTACAGTTGAGTTAAGTGGATTTCCGTCTACTAGGTCAAGGTACTTAATTTTACTGCCGCTTTTGATTATGGGGTGGTTCTTAGTATGGATATCACTACTTCTAACAAAGTTGTTATATGTTATAGCAGCGCGTACATGTTTAGGACAACGCTTGATAGGTTGATTGTTTTCGTCACTCCATTTCTCAATCCCGTTAACACCTTTTGGATATGCAATTTTATTAGGATGTAGGTTTTTATAATCATTTCTAAATCCCTTAACATACTTGCGCAAACCGTCCTCGTCGCGTGTAACCATATATTTAATACATTCTGTTAGGCTGTTACGTATGACCGCAGGTGTAGAAGTCCTATTGGTTTCAATACCAAGCATTTTAAGTTTAGGCTCTGTATAACGTACGTGCTCCATATCATATACGTTTAATATATAGTTCTTTTTAGCTCGGAAAATAGCACAATCACAAATTGCCTCGCGTTTCATTATCAATCTGTTTTCCATACCGTTTAAGTATTCTGATAACTCACCGTAAGATTTTTCTATAAATGGTTCAATATTATCATGTACGTATTCGTCAATTATTGTTATTACTTCATTAGTATCAGTATTGACTGGTAAACTGTCAACCAATGGTGCAACTGTAAAATATAGACTATCAGTGTCACCATAAATTGTATAGTCTATATTATTAGTTTTAAATTGTTCATTTAAAAAACCATTAAGCTTTTTCTCCATATATTTAATTGCCAATTGACCTGTAGACGTAACAGCTTCTGCTATCTCACGTTTGAAATAACGAAAGCCTTCATTTCCAATCGCACCATAACCCAAGATATTAATTCTGAACCGATAACTAACCTCAGAATAAAAGTATTTTACTACTTTTGCAACATGTCACCATGTTGATTAGACTATATCATGACCCATTCTCCAGGGCCCTCACCGTTTCCAATACTCTTGTATTGTACTCTACTAACTGCGATTAAGCGCTTTCGATAGTCGTTGCACGCATCCCGTAGGACTTTGTACATGATTGTCTTATTGTGGCTCAATAAGAGTTCCCATGTTTAGATGAGTTATTCACTTACACATTACCATGTAAGGCAGCAGTCTTGTTTTACTTGCTTTTACTGTTTGCAAGAATCTTGTAGGCGTATTGTAGTGCGTCTTCTCTGCTAACATCGTTCTCTAATTCAGCTATGCGTTTATTAATAGACGCAATATCTTTATACATACTTTAAATATTCCTTATCTTTTGATACGATTGGATTATCGTAATTAAATATGTAACGTTTATCAGTATATTGTTGATACATAATAAACTTAATATCACTTAATTCCATCTTTAATCATATCCTCTCTGAGAGCATATAACTTTTGTAACTCTCTTTCGCTGTCTTTCATACCACTCTTAATAACACTACGAGTATCAAACAAGTTTTCCATAGTGGCTGCAATAACACCAATTTTGTCTTTTGAATACAATGTACCATTAGCAGCAAGGCAATAATCTTTTTCGTGTGCTATTTTGGTACTATATTTCATATCTATCATACTGTTTAATATATCGTCTACGTGCTCCTTTGATTTCATCACAAGAGTTTCAGCGCTCATGTTTAGCATCATTATGATAGATGGATACAAGCTTTTTAAATCGCCACTAACAACCCAGTCAGTGCGTCCTAATACAGGTTCTTTAACGTGACCACCCATATAACTTTCACCGCCCTCAGCGTATACTTTAGGAGGTATGACAATGCTATCTCTATCAAGTCTAGCGTAAATCATATTGTCCCATGGTTGCACGGTTGCAAAAATATCACTTGGGTTACTACGGCTTACGTGTGCAAATGATAACGCCACCTGAATAAAGTTTAGCTTGTTATCAAGTTTAGATATTAATACAGTATCAGTCTCGTTATAGTCAATAAATGTGTTGAAGCTGTCCTGTTTAACTTTTTGGTTAACATCATCATATAATTTCTTAAGCTGTTCAAAACTCAACTTGTCAAGATGGTTCTCGACAAGCATTTCATACTTTTTTAAATTCATATATCACCAATGTTAGATGTTAAAAAAGGGCACCTAATTATTATAGGCGCCCATTAGTATAACATAAAATTTTATAATAGCAAGATATAATTAGATTTGCAATTTCAATTTATTAGCAGCACAATACGCACGCATAGCTTCATCAAGCAAAAGTTTATTATAACCAATCTCTATTGAATACATGTCATTTACTAGCACCAGCGGCACTAAATTACCTTTCATATCAACATTAACCTTTGCGATAGGTTTTATATTAGTATCAAAAGTTGTCTTAGTTATATATTTCATATCATGGTTTTTATCAAAATGATATAGAATGATAAAATCATCTGCGTTTGGTTTGTAGCTCATATAATACTCCAAATAATAAATTAGTTTTTATAGATAGTCTACGATAGTATTACCTGGCGTTCCGAACATAATTTTCGTATGTTGACCACCACCAAGTTCACGACTGTAAAAATACTCTGCTAGCTCTGGATACTTCTTAGGATAAGCCGGGTCGACATGTTCAGTGTTCAGTTTCTTACC